TATACCAAAATGATCTACATTCATCCTAGTGCTACACCTACCAAATATCCAATTATTGCAAATACTACTATTACACCTATAAATTTCTTATCAGTAAATTCACTACAACGCTTTATGGAAGCTTTCTTTCTAGGTACTTTCTTTTTGACTATAGTGATCCACCTCTAAAGTTACATATTTTTGTTGAGGCGTTCATATGCTCCTTACAAACATCCATACTACTATCTATACTTTCCGAGTATATAAAATTTATGTATAAACACCATATAAAGAGTACCATAATGGCAGTTATTATGAAAACCTTAGCCTCACTTTTAATCTTCATCGTCTTCCTCATGCTCTTTTATCTTATCTTCTGAAAGGAACTGTAGTTTCCAAAATGTCTTTTTAGCCTGCATTGTTATCTTTTTTGGATCTTTGCCAAAAAGCAAAGTGAACCAGTCGAATAACTCGTTATAGTCCTCTAATTCTAATTCCACCATACATATTCAAGTGTTTGAATACCTTTAAAGATTATTGTGGGCTGGTTAGTTACTCCAGACCTTCCGTAGAGGATATGCGAACTCACACCACCCACAACTATATATTATAGATATGGTATAAATATATGATGAAACTAGGAAGATCAGAATCAGCAGAAGATGTTGAGGGAAGAGTAGTAGAAACTGGCGATGGTAAGTGTAAATGCACTAAAGAAGCTAGAAACATATCATGCATAGAGCATGGTGGCTAGTGACAAAACATTAACAAATCTATCACAAATCTTGACAAAGTTTATATAGCAAGGTAATAATCATATTATATGGGATTTACCGATAGGATAAAGGGTATGTTCAATTTTAGAACAAAATCCATGACAGAAACAACTGTTAGACCATCAGTAGCCCAACCATATATGGCTACCGATACAGGTGCTAAATTACCAATTTTTCCATTTCCATTAATAATGATTTATGAGTTGGCAGATAATGTTGATTCTTTAAGAATACCAATCGAAACAGTTAATCGTGAGATGTTTAAGAATGGGTTTGAGATAGTTGAGAAGTTCAAGTACAAGTGTAATAATTGTGCAAAAGAGTTTCAGTACAAACCTTTAAAGGATGCAATCAAAGACGAACAGCCACAATCAACAAATGAGAGTAATGCAGATTCTATTGGTTCTGCTTCAACAGAGAAAGCAGTAAAGAAACCAGAAGATAATAAACAGGCTACTGATGAAGCATTACAATGTGATACTTGTCTAAGTACAGATCTATTAAGACCTGAACCAACAAACAGAAAGAAACTTGAAGATATATTATACAATCCAGTTAATGCAAACCAACAAACAATAGAAGATATAATGAGAATGTTAGAACGTGACTTGGAGATAGCAGACAATGCATATTTACTTTTATTAAAGAATTATTCAATCAATGATGCTACAGGAGAGATAGAAGAAGATAAAACAGTAATTAAAGAACTGTTAAGAGTTGATCCACCACAAGTCGCTATGATAGCAGATTCCGATGGTAGGGTTGGTTTTGATGATAAACATAATCCAGTTTATGTATGTCCTAGATTTGAACATAGGGCAAAAAGACTTGTAAGTGATCATTGTGATGAATGTGGAGCTCATGCACTTAAAGCAATCTTTGAAGTCAATTCAGTTTATTCTATAGGCATACCACAACCAAAGAGAGTTATTTATGGTGAGGGTGAAGTTATTTGGAAGGCAGGAAAGTACCGACCGGGTTTGATTTATGGGTTCTCGCCAATCTATGCAATATGGTCTAAGGTAATGGCTTTATCACACATGGATGAGTATATTAGAAAATATTTCGATAAAATGCGACCTCCAAGAGGTATGTTAGTAATTGCATCTCGTAATTACGAAACATTTAGAAAGTCTTGGGATGCACTTGAACAAAAGGCAACAGAAGATCCATATATGATACATCCATTATTAGTAGAATCAGACAAGCCGGGTGGTAAGAATATGGCACAGTGGATTGACTTTACAGGTTCATTAAAGGAATTAGAATTTACAGAGATAAGAAAAGAACTAAGAATGATTATAGGAGCTATATATGGTGTGCTTCCTCTATACTTTGGAGAACTTCCTACTGGTTGGTCACAGGAAGGACTTCAAGTTACAATTACAAACAGAGCAATTAAATGGGGACAAGATATATTAAAGAACTCATTCTTGTTAAAGTTAGCAAAAATTAATGGAGTGGAGGATTGGGAATTAAGATTAAAGACAGGAGAAGAAACAGATAAGTTAAGGGACTTGCAGATACAGGGTGTAGAGATAGAGAATATGTTAGCACTACAACAATTAGGATTCGCTGTTACAAGAACACATACAGGTGAGTTTAAGGTGTCAAAAGATCCACTTATGGTGCCGGAAACAGAAAGTTTGCTCGGTGAGGGCAAAACAGGTAGAGGTAGGGGTGAAGCATCACCAGTAGAAGATAGACAACAGTTTCAAGGACAGCCAGAAAAGAAAGTACCTTCAGATATTGGTGGTATGGGACAAGGAAGTCCTTCAAGTGGTACAGGAACTTCCCAGAGCAAAAAGAACTTTGACGGTATAACACCTGCTAATTATGAGATAGTAAAGAGTACATTACAAGATTCAATAGACTTTGGTTGGAAGAAGACCAAGACAGTTAATATGCTAAGAAAAAATGCAATTATGACAGTAAGACAAGCTAGGGATATTGTTAACAATGAATTAGGTCAAACAAGGAGGTGGGAAGATGACGAAGAAAAGTAAAGATATTAAATCAAGCAAGGGAGAGCAAACAAAGGCAACAGTACAAGTAAAGCCAAAATCAGAAATAAAGTATGATGGTAGTGAGGTAGATGTACAAATAAAACAGCAATTAATACCAAAGAAAACATCAAGCTACACCAACGTATATTCAGCAAATTTCAAGGCAATAGATGATACTATAGAGGACATAAAGAAAGCAAGTAGAAAGGTATCTACTAATGATTATGCAACAAACAATGTGTATTTGTTTTTGCAGTATTGCTTGAAAAAAATACTTGATGCAGAGAAGTAATTGGCAACTAAACTAAATGTAGATACTGGTGGTCATGCTGTTGGTAAAAAACTTTGGGAGATGCATCAGGCACATGAGCAAACATCCGTTGATAACTACAAAGAGGGTGTATGTTTCATATGCTTTCACAAAGATGTGGTATCTGCAACAATCATTGATATATGTGGTGATTGTGCTGGTAAGAGAGGTAGGGAAGCACTACTAGTACCAATAGGCGAAAAATACTACGGTATGTGTATGGTGTGTGGTGGATGGAAGTTTCATATAGAAAACATCAATGCTAGGTTTTGTAGAGGGTGTTATAAAAGAATTGTAGGAAGATTAAGAGATGATGGTCATGGAGCAGGTGATCCCTTTTGGAAAAGCCTAAGAAGGAAACATGGAAAGGATTGGGCTTGGCAAATGAATGATTCTACAAAATCTATAAGACGATAACTTAAATAGAATTAAAACGCCATTCATGTATGGTAGAAGAAATATTTCCAAACTTAGGCTATGAAGTTATACTTATAGTCATAGGTATATTTTTGTCTGGTCTAGCAGCAAGTTTTATAAGCCGATTTAAAAAGAGGCAGGATTGTTTAGAACAAATACAAAAAAATGTGGAAGAGTTGAACAAAAGGTCTTATCGCATAGAAAAGACCATTATCATTCTTGCAAAATTACAAGAGGACACCATATCAAAAACCCATCCTGAACTTAAAACCGAGTGGGAAGAAATTGTAAAGGAGTTATTAGACACAGAGTCACAATATAAAAAAATTATCTAAACTTGGTCACTAGGGTTTCCAGCTTCACTAAGTTTCATACGAGGTATATCGTCTAAACCCATACCTTTTTTATATTTAGATAGATCTGGTGGAGATAGCGTGAACTCCAATAACCTTTCTACGTTCTTCAAACTTTGATTAGTTTCTTTTAACAGTTCTATTATCTCATTAAATCCTGCTGCCCTAAAAATAAAACTAGACAAATAGATTCAACCTATCATGTGTCATATCATAATATTTTACCTTATAGTTTATCTTTAACTTCTTTGATGGTTTTCCACCAACAACCTTGTCAACTTTGAGTGATAGTAATGGCTTTCTAAGTTTTCTAGGATAAAACTCTAATTGATTATTCTTTGGATTATAGATTACCTTTTCTTTCTCTACTTGAAGTTCACTACCTGATACATAGTCAAAACAAGTACCATTTGTAAAAATACATATAGTTCTTTCCAAAGAAGGTCTTTGTCTTAGTTTATCTGTATGTGTTATAACCCATAACTTGTTAGTTGGTATTGAATCATCTACATCATATCCCTCTGTTGGTCTAATAAAGAAATCTAATATAGGTGTTTGATAAGTGAAAGCTTCTTCTTTTCCTTTGTACAGATTATTATAATCTTCTCTTCTTGTGTAGATATAAATGGAACTAGCCATACTGTGTGTATGAATATACTTAAATATAAAGCCTTCGGAATTTAGTATATGAATAAATGTAGTAATTGTAAAAAGAAGACATATGGGTATTCAGATGGTATGCATAATGTTTGGGTATGTTGGGCGTGTGGAACTTTTGAAGGAAGTGGAAGTGATCCGTTTTTTCCACAAGTAGTTATGGCTAATCCACAATTAGTATGGGCTATGATAGGAGAGAAGATGCTTACACCTATTGAGAGTGGAGAGTAATGACAGAATTTGAACAGTACGTTAGAGAAGAACTTAAAAAAATTGAAGAAAAAGTCGATGATAATACGATCAAGGCTATACGCTTAGAAAATCCTTAAATACAACCATCTTTTATAATGGGATATGGTAGAAGCATTAATACTTGTCGCTATTGCATCAGCAATAGGAGCAGGTCTGAACACGCTAAGAGGATGGTTACATTCTGAAGGAGAGCCTTATTCTATAAGACGAC